ATGTGCAGTTGTGAGGTGTTATTAGAATTGAATAAAGAAAAGATCGCAGAAACTTTAGTAACTCTACGTGGTAGTCGATCACGTGAAGAAGTAGCTAGAGCATTAAAGATAAGTGTAAGTGCTTTGCAAATGTATGAAAATGCTCAACGAGTGCCAAAAGACGAAATTAAGCTAAGAATCGCAAATTATTATGGGGTTTCTGTCGAGTCAATTTTTTTTAGTTAGAAACCGCACGATTTGTGTTTTTCTAACTAAGAGCCTTATTTATTAAATAACGGGAGGTGAAACAAATGTCATCAAGTCCTCCTCATGCTCCGCATACACATGAACAAAGGGGGAATGCGGACATGAAGAAATTCAAATACGGAAACACCACGGTGATTATTCACTCCCCACTCGTCCACATGAGCGCGGACGAACGGAAGGAATGGTTTGAAAAGGAATGGGAAAAGGGCAATCCGGTTTTAAAACAAATTGCCCAAGCCGTTCTGGATTGCTATTCAAGAAAATCATAACATTGATTCCCGTTGTTGTCGGTAGAAAGGAGAAAGAAAAAAGTGACAAATGGTAGAAGTGCAGATGCAGTAAAAGAAGCACGAAAGGAAGCCAACATGACCCAGCAGCAGCTTTCATTTGAAATTTATGAATCTCGCGAATCGGTATCGCATCAGGAGAACGGGCGGTATCGAGTGCAGCCTAACATATCCAAGTATTTCGCTGAGCAGCACAACAATCCGTGGGTCGCTATGGAGGCGGCGGCCGAGTACACCGGATGGGGGCCGGTGAAGCTGGATGGCGAGGCTGTGGATCTCCATCGGGCCAGTGTGGCGATGAAGACGAGAGAGGAGCTTACTGAAGCAATTGAAGCGATTGAAAGTGTCTGTGTCGCCAACCACCCAAGATCTATCAAAGAGTTTGACAGGAAACAGCTTGAAGAAGCGATTTTACAAGCGATTGATGCGATTGTGGCGCTCACGCAATATGTGGCTGTGATATGTGTGGATTACGGTTTTTCATGGTTCAAGATGTGGCAAAAGCATCGGCTGAAGCTCAAAACAAAAGGGTTCATTAAGCAATGAGGAGGTAAAGTTATGGATCATGCAATTGAACACTTAAAAGGATTTTTGCGTATCGAGTTACAGGAACTAAACGAGGAATGGCAAGACGGAAAAGGACGCTTTAAGGAATTGGTGATGCGATGAAACACTCACTTTGCTTCGAACTTCCTGTATATGGTGTGGTTCTAAGTGCAATGAGGGGATACCGTGCATTGGTGGCCGAAGACCAAAAAAAGATGTTTGACATTGCCTACAACAAAGTGCTTGCGACCAACAAGCCGGAACTGGACGGCATGGAAATGATTTTAATCGTGAAGGCGCTGCGGAGAAGAGCCAACTTGTTTCTTCTGTTGGGAAAAGAGACAGAACGAGGCATTTATTTAGAGCTGGCCAACGAGATTGATAGAGAACGGCAAAAATTCCAGTATCAATTTTATCGTTCATACATGCAAAAAGAAAAAGCAGCAAGCGACACGCTCACTGCCATTTAAAAATCAAGGTCTACATTTAAAATATCATTACTTTCAATAGAAAGCAAGTTCGGCAAGCTTATGCTTGTCGACGGCAGCGCAAGCCGACGGGTGCCCCCTGCCTATGATCGGTTTGTGCTCCGGTCGATGCGCATAAGCGCCCAGACCGAGCGAGAGCGAGCGACGATCCGAAAGGGGAGCCGCGCCACAATACATGTATGGTCATTGCAACGACGTCTGGCATCAAGTTGAAAGGAGGATAGCAGATGCAAGAAAACGATCTTTTACAGGAAGTGATTCTGCTAGAGAAAACATTGCAATGCATCGAGTACATCCAGGATGCTGTACAGAATCGGGACTATGAATCGATGAAAATTGAAATCTCTGAGCTGCAGTTTTTAGCGAAACGACTACAGGAAATTGAAGAAAAAAGAGTTCGTCGTGCCAAATTGATGGAAGTGGTAAAGGACCTGCGTAGACGTGGAATTCGGATTGATTTTGTGTCCTCTGAAAGGATGATGATTCATGAATAGGAGGGAGAAAAAACACATTCGTCTGCAAATCTCGCAATTGCTTGATACGCATTGCGCTCTATGCGATGAACGTAATGACGGAAAGGATAGCAAATGCTTGACAACTTGTCCGATTGGAAAGCGAATGCAAGCACTCTCATCCCAATTGGAGCAACACGAGACACACACTAATCCAAATGTAGAGCCGCCGTCGAAGAAAGGGAGATGGACGGCAGAAGAGGAGCTGTATTTGTGGAATCACCGTCAAATCCTGTCTATTTCTCAGCTTGCAGCGAGGCTGGAGAGAGACAGGAATGCAGTATATTTGAAGCTTCGTCAGCTCATCAAAAAAGGTGGAATTTCAAACAGTAGAAAGGAGGATATGAAGCATCCACTATAATGTATGCTTCATAATCTCAAATATGCTTTTTGAAGTGGAATTTGTAATAAAAGAAAATGGCTATTTAAAAACGATCCATACGGCACTCATTCACGCGCTTACCGTTTCGGAGTGCCGGCGGATTGCTTTAGAAATAGCCGGTGAACTTGGAACAAATCAGATACAGGTGGATATTTCAGAATTCTAGCACAAGCCGCATCTTTAAGCAAGGGGGGGATACCAATGGCAACAAGGCTTCTTTTAGACGATGAACCGTTAGTGATTTTACCATCGTTAGCGGCTACAGTAGGGCTTAACGAAAGTATTATTTTACAGCAACTTCATTATTGGCTGGAGCGTAGCACTAACGTTCATGAAGGGCATAAATGGGTTTATAACACCTATGAGGAATGGCAAGAGCAATTCCCGTTCTGGTCGGAGAGCACGATTCGTCGCATTATTACAAAGCTTGAAAAACAAGGATTGATTGTCGCTGGGAATTTCAACCGTTCCAAAATCGATAAAACAAAATGGTATCGAATCAACTACGAAAAGTTGCAGCAACTTCAAGATGAACAATCGACTGCTCAAGTTGATACTTCGACTGTTCAAAATGAGCAGTCGACTGACGAAATCGACAGTCCATCTGCTCAAAATGAACAGTCCATCTGTTCAAATTGCACAGACGAGCTGCTCAATTTGAACAGACCAATACCAGAGAATACTACAGAGAATACTACAGAGAAAAAAGAAGAAGTAGAAGAAGAGCGCGCGCGTGATTTTCGAGAGGTTGTCAGTTTTTTTGAACAAAACTGTTTTGGAGCAGTTGGTGGGTATATAGGCGAGAGAATGGCCGCTTGGATTGATGATATGTCTAAGGAAATTGTCATAGAGGCTATGAAAACGGCGGTGGAGAACGGCGCGAAAGCATGGAGCTACGTCGAAACCATTTTGCGCGACTGGGCTTCGAAAGGATATCGAACGGTCGAGCAGGTTCGTGCTGCTCAACTAGCGTTCAAAGAGCAGCAAGCGAAAAAACGCAATGGCTCTAACGGATCGAGAAAGCGGACTCGCACGGAAATGATCCCGGATTGGCTCAATCCCGACTACTCACAACATGAAGACGAAAAGCAACCTAGTGAAGAAGAGTTGGAACGCAAGCGGCGTGAGCTAGAAGAACGGCTGAAAAAATATAAAAACAATCCTGACGGGTGATGTTGATGGGCTACCCATTATGGATCCGTTTGGAATATCGAAACGACATTGGACGAGTCGTTGGCTTCACCGGCAGTATTCAATCCGATGCGGTTTTGTCCGAGATTTTGGAACGATACGAGATTACGAGAGAGCGGCTTGTGTCGGTTCAAGTGAATGGGAGAGGTTATCCGCCATCAAAGTTGGATCGCTTTTTCAAACAAACATAGCGGAGGTGAAACAGTTGCTTTTACTCAAGCATGTACTGATTCAACGGCTGCGGCGAAAAGGTATTTTTTCAGGTAGTGATGGCCGTTCTCTCTCGAAGTTGACTCTTGAGGAAATTCAGCGGGAATACGAGCGATTGGAAAGGGAGGAGCGCCGTGGATTGGTCAAAGGCAACGTTCAAACAGCTGCACGTCATTCTTCACTATGAAAAATGCCCTGATTGCTACAAACAGCGGGCGCGTGACGAAATGAAACGCCGATTAGGAGGGAAAACACATGAAACAAAAGTCATTCAATGGCCCGGTGACCGTCAGCTATTTGACACCCGAGGAGTTGGAAGCTTATCGGAATCGGCCGCGGCCAAAGCAGTACGATCATGACAATCGCCGGCTCATTGACTGGCGCTGGCCGCAGAATCGCAAGCGGACAAAATCTTGTAATTGATGGTGTGCAGGGGAAAGCGAGTTGTTTTGAAGTGAAAAAGGAGGTTGAAATAATTGGGTGTACCTAGAGTTCTGAACTATCCCGGGAGTAAATGGAGTATGGTCAATTGGATAATTGATCATATGCCAGCGCATGAAGTCTATTTGGAACCTTATTTCGGCTCGGGAGCGATTTTTTTTAATAAAGAACCAGCAAAAATAGAAACAATTAACGACATTGACAGTAGGGTCGTTAATCTATTTAAAGTTATTCGAGCCCACCCATATGAATTAGCAAGACTTGTCGCTTTTACCCCATTTTCAAGAGAGGAATATCAAGCAAGCTACGAACTTTCTCCGGATCCATTAGAAGATGCGAGGCGTTTTTTAGTTCGTTGTTGGCAAGCTATTGGAGCAAAGACAAGTGACAGAACTGGATGGAGATCTTCGATTTCTGCGAATAGCCCAAATAATACCAAACAATGGGCAGAGATACCGGATGTAATCCTAAAGGTAACCAATCGCTTGAAAAATGCACAAATTGAAAATCAAGATGCTGTACAACTTATTCAAAGATATAACCGAGAGAACGTACTTATTTATGCTGACCCACCTTATGTTAGATCGACAAGAACTAATCGGCATTATGCGTATGAAATGAATGAACAAGCTCATATGGATTTATTGGAAGTGTTAATGGATCATCAAGGGCCAGTTTTACTATCTGGGTACGAAAATGCTCTTTATCAAAAATATTTAAAGAATTGGCATCGTGAAGAACGTATTGTAACTGCAGAAGCAGGTTCAAAAAAGAAAGAATGTTTATGGATCAATCGAATAGCTGCTGAACAGGCTGGACAAATTAACTTGTTTGAGGTGGGATATTGGTAGGAAAGAAGGTAAAGGAATGAAGGCTATTACTATTAAACAACCTTGGGCAACCTTAATTGCTCTTGGCGAAAAGAAATTTGAAACACGCTCATGGAAAACAAATTATCGAGGAAAAATTGCTATACATGCAGGAAAAACGATTGATTATGAAGCTTTTTATGAATCTGAAATAATCCGAGTAATGAACAAACATGGAATAGGGAATCCTGTTGGTCTGTGGGAATGGGCAGAAAGATGAAGGTCTTTGACTACTGAGCTAAATGGGAAGAACAAATAAAAAACCGGGATTTCTCCCGACAGCCTACTAACATTATAACATAGCGGAGGGATTCCGGTGAGTAAAAGAGCGCAAGAATTGCAGATTGATATAGATAACATGACAGTCTCGCATCCGGTTGTTCCAGGAAAAGTGCTTGTCGTTGTGATTGACGGTGTGCAAGGGAAAGCAAAGGTAGCAGAAGCCGTCGAACACGGTTTTACGATCATTGAAACAGCAAAGGGAAAAACAGCAAGAATCAAATTCGAGGAAAGTGAGTTGTTTTAGGATGCGCACAGTCCAGCCCATTAGGGACGTAGAAAAAATTGCTGCGATGAAAGCCGAATTGCTGAAAACAGTTCCTTGGATTGCTGTTTATGACGAGGAAGAAGATACGGTAACTTTTGTTTAGTGAACAGTACGACGATAGAGCGATGCTTCTTTGCATCGCTCAAGACACAAATTGTGTAACGAAAGGAGGATCAAAATTGAAACTAGAGGTTGTTGATAAAGCAACAGGGAAAATAATCTGGATAGAGGAACACGAAACAGAAGAACTTATTTTACAAGCAATAGAAGAATTGAAAAAGCGAAATTTTAATCCTGACTATTTTAATTTTAACTATAAGTAAGCCTCTTTTTAATGCGTAGTACGAAGATAATGTGAATGATGAAGGTGACTGTTTTGAAAACCAAAGTAGAACGCAAACGGATGGTTTTGTCGAAAAGATTCAAGATATACGGAGACAGTCGGTTGAACGTTTAGGAGAAATGCCGCCTATCGAAGATGCTGAATGGGTTGTCGCACCTTCTAATGTTTTGAATTGACATCGCATACATTCAGCTTGATATAATGGAAACAGAACCAAATATGTCCGAGACCGAGAGCGTGAGGACACTGATTGTGCAGAATGGCATGGCTATTTCTGTATGATTGGTGTCCTTTTTTATTTTTTAAATTAGGAGGAATGCATAATGAGAACGATGCAACAGCAACTACATAAATGGATGAAAGTGAACAAAATGCATCGCCCAGCAAGAAATCAAAAGGAACCAAAACCCAAGCGGGCAAGGAAAGATTTTTCGGAGCGTGAACTGAGGGAACTCATGGGAATGGATCGGCCGGTTTATCGCCGCGGCAAAGGCGGAGCTTTTAGACAACGATAAGGAGGTTGAGATAATGGAAAAGCAATTAGAATTTGTATTAGCTGAAATTGATCGTGACGCTACGAAAAAATCGGTGGAAGCAGCACTGGAGAAATATCGTATGTTTCTTCTTACTCAGTCATTAGACAAGTTGCCCAAAGTCACTCAACAATATTCACTGGATGTTCCCATTTCCAATACAAACAAGTATCATTCCTCAACAGAAGAAACTGCCATTCGTAATGTGGACTACGAGCGAGAGCGCAGCGAATATATTAAACGGGTGGCGATGGCAGTCAATCGTTTAAGTTACTGGGAACGTGCGATTTTGATTCGACGCTATATGACGGAAGAAGATGTATTTGATTATGAAATTTACAATGAATTGGGTATGAGCGAACGAAAATATTATCGACTGAAATCAAGAGCATTCTATAAACTTGCTTTTGCTTTAAGAATCGAGGTTTATAAAAAAGAAGAAAGTGAGGCGGTATCGTTATGAATCTAGTTCAGCCGATTCGAGATCCAGAAAAGATCGAAGCTATTAAGCAATACTTGAAAGAGCAGAGCCAGCGCAATTACTTACTGTTTTTAGTCGGTATTAATACAGGATTACGTATTTCAGACATTTTGAAGTTGAAAGTTGGGGATGTGAAGGGCACTCATATTATCATTAAAGAAAAGAAAACCGGCAAGCGAAAACGTTTGCGTATTACTCCATCTTTAAAGAGGGAACTGAATCGATATATTGATGGTAAAAATGATGATGAATACTTAATTAAAAGCCGCAATGGACGCAATAAACCTATTGGTCGCAGCATGGCCTACAAAATCTTGCGCAAGGCGGCCGAACATTTTCGTCTGAATGAAATCGGCACGCACACCCTGCGCAAAACGTTTGGGTACCATTTTTACCAACAAACGAAGGACGTAGCCATGTTGCAAGAGATTTTCAACCATTCATCGCCGGAAATTACGCTCAAGTACATTGGAGTGAATCAAGATTCGATGGACCGAGCAATGACGAAATTCAAGATTTAAAGTACTCATTTTTTTTGGAAGAAATGAGTACTTTTTTCTTTTTTTCTCTCTTAATTCACCATAAAATATGGAGTGTGTAATTCATTTATACATATCTGCTAAATCCAATAATAACAACGGATCCAGCAAATTACCCAATTACACACAATATAAGATATGGGTAATTAGAAGGAATTAGCTTAGACATAGTGGAATTTATAATTTATCTAAGAAGGGGGGGAGTTTTATTATGGAAAAGAATCTACTTGATTATGGCTTAAGTAATGATCATGCTTATCTGTTTGTGAAGTTCTCAAAGAAAAAGTATTTAGAAATGCTTCAGTCAGGTACACTACATATGAAAAATTTCAAGGCGTATATTGATTGGGAGAAACAACATGGGAAGAAAGGCATTGGAGATGTTCTTGAGGCTACTCATGTTATGAGTAATATGGATATCAAAATGCTTCATCCTGAAACTGAAGAAGTACTGCTTGAAGGAATTGCTGCAAGACTCACTCTTATATTCGATGACTTAATTTACAAACCGGTGTTTTGTTTAACAGGAATTAACGCATCAGCTTTAAAATTGGTTGATGAGGGCGAAGATTATATAGAAGTTTCTCTAAACTATTCAGAGGAAGAGAAAAAGACCATAATTGAGGAATTTGGGGACTATGCATTAGTGATTTCTCCTAAGCATTTCATGGATACAGTAACGAAAAAATTAGATGAACTCGGATATTCATATAAAGCTAAGTTTGTAAAATATGATGATTATACAGTTAATAATCAAGAACGCTTTGAGGATTTTGTACAATTTAAGTCTGATCTTTATTTCTGGAAAGATGAACAGTTTAAATATCAAAGAGAATACAGGCTGGTTATTTTAAATAAATATATTGAAGAGCCTTTGAATATTGATATTGGTGACATCTCAAGCTTCACTGTGTTAGTTCCAACAGAAAAACTATTTAGTGGTTACACGATGAGATTTTCTAAAGTTGCAATTACAAATACATAATTTAAAGAGTGGCAGAATTTTGGCAGAAAAGCGGCAGGATATTTGGTTTTAGACATGCTATGATTGTATCGTGGATATTTTGTTGAAGTAGGGTACGTCTCTCTTTCATGCGTCACCCGTTTGGGTGGCGTTTTTCTTTGGACACAAAAAAGCCCTTTGGTGTAGGGGACATCCATACCAAAGGGGGAAAAGTGAAAAGGTATTATCACCTATATAAATAGCACATTCGAATCTTTTGTCGGAATTTGACGAATGATTGATATAGGAAATTTGCCTCCTTTTGTCGAATGAAGTAGGCGGAAGGAGAGGATGAGAATGAGTTTTAGAGAAGAATTTATTAGACGTACGAAAAAAATTTATTTAGAAGATGTGATGCATAATAGAGCAAGAAGATCCGCCGAGGAGATGATATATAAGTATTTCGATTCATTAAAAAAAGAACTTAAAGAGGAAATTGAAATTTCATCAGGTGAATTAGATATTGATATTGCAGAAAGAGAATTTGTTCGTGTCAATTTAGATCTGAGCGAGTTATTTTTTGAATTAGAAACAGCTGATATTGAAGTAAGGTTAATTTCATATGACGGAAATGAAAAAGTAGAAAAACTAATAGACAGAATTACTTATAAAAACAACGAATATATTAGCGTTTCTTATTCAGTTCCATTGAGTTATGAGCTATTGGATTTGTATTTACGAAAGGCGTTTGAAAAAGAGTTGAATCAATTTGGTGTATAAGCATCCCATTTGGGGTGCTTTTTTATTTGGAGTGATTTTATGCCGAGCAGACCAAAGAAACCTTGCTCTGTTCCTAGTTGCCCGAACTTAACACAAGGACGATACTGTGAACAGCATAAGCACAAAAAACAACAAGATAAGACGGAACGGAATCGCTATTACGATAAACACAAACGGAATAAGGAAGCAAAGAAATTTTACAACAGTACAGCATGGCGTAAATGTAGAGAATATGTCCTCAAGAGGGACAACTATCTGTGCCAATGCTGTCTAAGAAAAGGAATCATTAATCCTGCTGATGTAGTTCACCATAAAGAACATCTCCAAGACAATCCGGCGAAGGCATTGGATCCGGAAAACTTAGAGAGCCTTTGCAATGCCTGTCACAATGAGGAGCATCCAGAAAAAGGACAGAAAGTAAAAGCGGAAGAGAAGACAAGGAAAGTAAGGGTAATCAAGTCTAAAGCCAATCCGTTGATAACTTAAAGGATATCCCCCCTACCCTAAAAAGTTGAGGAAGGGGGGCGCCAGACCGGCCGCGGCCCTTCGTTTACAACGCGGATATTTTTTTCATGAAAGGGGGTAACGAAAGAATGGCAGTTCCAACGGAAAAATTGATACGTGAGTATCTTGGAGACTCTTATCAAGAATCTGATGAACAATTAATAAAATTGTACGTTGAGACTCATCAATTTTATAGGCGTTTAAGAAATGAAATCAAAAAGACTGACTTGTTGATGGAGCATACAAATAAGGCTGGAGCAACCAATTTGGTGAAAAATCCATTGGCTATCGAGCTTACAAAAACTGTTCAGACATTGAACAATTTGTTAAAATCACTCGGTTTGACGCCTGCTCAGCGTAAGAAAGTAGTGAATGAAGATGAAGATGACTTCGAAGACTTCTAATGGAGTAATTCACGTACTTTCAAAACCTTCACTGACTTTACTAACAACTTGGTATGCTGAACAGGTAGTTAAGGGGAATATCATTGCTTCAAAAAATGTAATTTTGGCTTGTAAACGTCATTTAAATGACCTAAAAAGAGCGAGAACAGATAAATTTCCTTATGTTTTTGATCAAGAATTAGGACATAGACCGATTCGTTTTATAGAAAAGTTTTGTAAACCGTCTAAAGGAAATTTCAAACAGCTCATCCTTCAACCATGGCAGCATTTCATATTAGGCAGCCTGTTTGGGTGGGTTCATAAAGAAACAAGATTAAGGCGCTTTAAAGAGGGCCTTATTTTTGTTGGCCGAAAAAACGGGAAAACTACTAAAATTTCAGGTGTTGCATTGTATGGAGTAAGCAAAGATGGGGAAAATGGAGCTGAGATACCGTTGCTTGCAAACTCAATGAAACAAGCTCGGATTTTATTTGATGAAGCAAAAGCGATGGTGAAATCTTCTCCAAAATTAAAAAAACATTTTCGAACATTGCGGGATGCTATTCATTATGATAAAACTTTTTCAAAAATTGAACCGCAGGCTTCTGATTCAGAAAAATTGGATGGTTTAAATACACATATCGGGATATTTGACGAAATTCACGAGTATAAAGACTATAAATTGATTAACGTCATTAAAAATTCGCGCGGGTCTAGGGAACAACCGTTGCTCATTTATATTACGACAGCCGGATATCAACTTGACGGCCCGTTGGTGGATTATTATGAACTGGGTACTGACGTTTTAAATGGTGCCGTGACGGATGAAAGAACATTTTATTTCCTAGCTGAATTGGATGATCCGAGTGAATTTGATAAGCCAGAAATGTGGGTGAAGGCGAATCCTAACCTTGGCGTTTCGATTAAACTGGAAGATATGATCGAGGAATGGGAAAAGGCGAAAAGAATTCCTGCTGAAAGAAACGATTTTATTACAAAGCGGTTTAACATTTTTGTCAAGTCCGATGAACAATCCTTTTTGGATTTTGAAACAATCTTATCCAATGATAAGGTTATCGATCTAAAGATACTAGAGGGAAACCCCTGTGTTGGTGGATTTGATTTATCTCAAACAGAGGACTTTACCAGCGCCTGCCTTGAATTTTGGTTGGATACAGGGGAGATTTTTGTTTTATCTCATTCGTGGATTCCGCGAAAGAAGGTAATAGCTGACAATGAGAAAATTCCATATCAAGAGTGGGAAAAAGAAGGTCTTCTTTCGATATCTCAAGGTGATTATGTTGATTATCAATCTGTTTTTGACTGGTTTATTAACCAATCAAAGAAATACAACATTGAGTTAGTCACTTTTGATCCGGCAAATGCGTATCGTTTAGTCGAAGACCTAAAATCTTACGGGTTTAATACGTTGCCTGTTAGACAAGGATATCTCACGCTAAGCCCAGCATTAAAAGATGTAAAAGAATTATTCTTGGATAAAAAAGTAATTTTCAATAAAAATAAACTATTTCGTTGGTATATCAATAACGTGAAGTTGGTAGAAGATAGAAACGGAAACTGGTTACCAACAAAACAAGGTCGCTACCGTAAAATTGACGGATTCGCGGCTTTTTTAAATGCCCATACAGAAGTCATGAAAAAAATGGTTACCGCTCAAGGTAATGGGAACATTGAATTTATTTCAGTTAAAGATTTATTTAGATAATGAAGGGTGGTGGGAATTTGAAATGGTATAATCGATTGAAATATTCAATTAAGGCGGCTGTTGCTGGCTGGAAAGGACAAACATTTGATTTTTCATCATGGTTTGGGCGTCGATTTTGGGGCATAGACAATTCAAAATTAGCTACAAATGAGACAATTTTTAGCGTGATAAGTCGTTTGGCAAATACTTTGTCTTCCTTGCCGTTAAAACTTTATAAGAATTATGATTCTGTTATTAATCAGGCTGCCGATATTGTGATCAATAATCCGAATTCAAACATGTCGGGGTTTGAATTAATAAATAAATTAGAAGTATCTAGAAACGAAACAGGTAACGGTTATGCAGTTATTATAAGGGATATTCGAATGCAACCAGAACAAATTGTTCCTATTGATTCAAGCTATGTCGTACCTTTTATTAATACGGATGACAACAATTTGTGGTATGAAGTGCGTGGAACGACTGGAACTTATTACTTCCACAACATGAATATGATTCATGTCAAGCATATTACTGGTGCATCTCGCTGGGTTGGGCTTAATCCTCTTAACGTATTAAAAAATACCCTAGAATATGACAAAGCCGTTCAGGAGTTTAGTTTGTCTGAAATGCAAAAAAAGGATAGTTTTATTCTCGAATATGGAGTGAATGTGGATACGGAAAAAAGACAACGAATTATTGAAGATTTCAGACGTTTCTATAAGGAAAATGGTGGTATTTTGTTCCAAGAACCTGGTGTAACTGTGAAAGATATCGAGAGGAAATATTTCGCTTCTGACACGTTGGCCTCTGAACGGATTACCCGTTCACGTGTAGCCAACGTTTTTAATGTGCCAGTATCTTTTTTAAACGACACCGAGGGGCAAAGCTATTCTTCAAACGAACAAATGATGATTCAGTTTGTTCAAATGACTTTAATGCCTATCGTTAGACAATATGAGCATGAATTGAACCGAAAATTGCTTACTACTGAGGAAAGAAAAGCTGGTTATTACTTCAAATTTAACCTAGGCGGCTTGTTACGTGGTGATACTGCTGCGAGAACGCAGTTTTATCAAGTGATGTTGCGGAGCGGTGCCCTTACACCAGATGAAGTTAGGCGTTTAGAAGACGTTCCGCCCCGAGGTGGTGCAGCTGATCAATTATGGATTTCGGGTGATCTTTACCCGATTGATATGGATCCAAGGCACCGTAAAGGAGGTGATAAAAGTGGGAAAGAAATCGAATCAAAAGGATAGATATTGGGAAATAAGGATGTCTGCTGGTGACTCAAATTCGGCAGATATTTTTATTTACGGGGATATCGTCAGTTATCAGTGGGATGAGACCGACACATCGGCCTCTAGTTTTAAAAAGGATTTAGATGCGCTAGGCGATGTCAGCACGATTAACCTCTACATCAATAGTCCCGGTGGGAACGTGTTCGAGGGAGTCGCTATTCACAACATGCTGAAAAGGCATAAAGCAAAAATCAATGTCCATGTTGACGCATTGGCTGCTTCGATTGCGAGCGTCATCGCAATGGCCGGGGATACGATTCATATGCCTAAAAATGCGATGCTGATGATCCATAATCCGTGGACTTGGGCGGCTGGAAACGCCACAGAACTGCGAAAAATTGCAGATGATTTGGACCGTATTGGTCAATCCGTGAAGCAAACGTATCTCCAAAAAGCCGGTGACAAGCTTGACAGTGAAAAGTTGCAAGAAATGCTGGATGCTGAAACATGGCTTTCAGCTGACGAGGCCTATCAATATGGCTTGTGCGACGTTGTTCTTGAAGCGAGTCAGGCGGCTGCCTCAATCGATGACGAATGGTTCAGCAGATACAAAAATGTACCAAATCAACTGAAAAATCATGCGAAAAATAGTCAAAAAACGGTCGTTTCAGCTGAGGAAATGGCCAAAAGGCGGCAAATTGCCGAAGAATCCAAGGTGAATTTGGTCTATATCAACACTATTTTAGGAGGAATGTAAAATGAAAACACTTTATGAGTTAAAGCAAAACTTGGCTACAATTGGCCAACAGCTTCAAAAAGTTGAAAATCAATTAGCGGAAAAGGCAGTGGATCCAAACGCCACAATGGAGGAAATTCAGGCGCTACAAAAGTCTCGTGATGATTTAAAAATGCGTTTTGATGTCGTAAAACAGCAACATGACGCATTAGAAGAGGAGCAAAAAGCGAAATTTGCAGCAAATAATGGTTTAAATTCAGTTGATGATCCAAAAGAACGTATCATTAAAGCGAAGGCAGAATTAATTCGGGCGACAATTAACCAACGTCCTGTTTCTGTTGATGTTCGCCAAGCGCTTGGGGATAATGACACAACAGGTGGTAATAAGTTCTTACCCAAAACTGTTTCAACCGAAATTTTATCTGAACCATTTGTAAAAAACCCATTACGTGAACTCTCTACATTTACTCAAATTACAAATCTTGAAGTACCAAAAATTGATTTTACGCTTGATGATGACGATTTTATTGCGGATACAGAAACAGCAAAAGAGTTAAAAGCAACTGGTTCTAACGTACAATTCGGGCGACACAAATTTAAAGTGTTTGCTGGTGTATCTGAAACAGTATTAAACGGCACAGATACAAACTTAGTAGCAAAAGTAGAACAAGCTCTTCAATCCGGTGTTGCTGCAAAAGAAAAGAAAGTAGCTTTTGCTACAACCCCAAAACCCGGTGAAGAACATATGTCCTTCTATGCTAGCGGAATTAAAGAAATGACAGGAGAAAACTTATACAAAGCCATTAAAGCTGCAATTGCAGATTTACACGAAGATTACCGTGAAAATTCAAAAATTGTAATGACTTACCAAGATTATTCAGATATTATTGAAACTTTGGCGAACGGAAATGCAACTCTTTATACAGCACAACCGGAGCAAATTCTTGGTAAACCGGTTGTCTTTTGTGATGCAGCAATTCACCCGATTGTTGGTGATTTCTCTTATTCTCATTTCAACTATGATCTAAACGCTCTTTACGAAACAGATAAAGATGTTAAAACCGGAGTACAGGCATTCGTTGTAACAACATGGTTTGACCATCAAATTAAGTTAAAATCGGCCTTCCGTATCGCAAAAGTGGCTCCAGAAGCTTAAGATTGAAGGTATAGGAAATGAATCTATCATTAGAAGAATTGAAAAAATTTCTTCGTATTGACGGGAGTGAGGACGATGATATCCTCACTTTTCTTGTTAATGCTGCAAAAGAAGCTCTTAAGAAGGCTGGTGTCCCTGAAACAGACAGTGATCTATACAAATTAGCTGTCATGTTGCATGTGGCGCTTTATTATGAAAATCGCGATCCGGGCGTCAAAATGGATAAATTGAATTTTGCTTTTGAAAGTATCGTACTGCAATTGAAGGATTATGGAGGTGATGCATCATGAAACAGTATCCCGTTTTAAATGATTTTATCGACAGGTTTACAAAAGGATATTTTCCAAAAGGATCGATGTATGTCACGAATGATACAGAGCGTGCAGAAGAATTGCAGCAGAATGGATTTCTCGGCGATGAGATAAAGCAGCCTGCAAGAAAAGGTAGGGGTAAAAACGCCAATGAAAATGAAAATAGCGAAACTGAATAAGCGCATCACTTTCCAACGAAAAAACCAAGTTCAGGACAACGAAGGCAACTGGGTGGAAGGATATGAGGATGCATTCACGGTGTGGGGATCGATTGAAGGAGTCGGCAGCATGAGAAATCCAGAGGTTACGATCGCGGGAGCACGTGGTATTCAAGCGCCTAGGAAAATCGTCATTCGAGAAAATAAGCAGTTGAAGCATGATATGAGAGCTATATGCGATGGTCGTATTTTTGACATATTGGACTTTGGATATACAAGAAATTCCAAGTCATATATTGAGATAATTTGCAATGAGGTTGATATCAATGGCTAACTTTGAATTTGATGGGATCGATGAATTGGAGCAGTTTTTTGAGAAGCTTTCTGATGACATAGACAAAGTGGATAATCAGGCGTTGAAAGTGGGTGGAAAGATCATTGCCAAGCACCAGCGCGAGAACGTCAACCGTAGCAGTAAGAATCAACCCCATATTCAGGACAATATCACTGTTTCGAGGCCCCAAGAGACTGATGAAGGAAAATTTGTTACGGTGGGGCCAAATAAAAAGGTAGCTTGGAGAGCGAAATTTTTGGAATACGGCACGTCCAAAATGCCCCCGTATCCTTTCATAGAGAAAGGGGCTGACGAAGGTGAAGCAGAGGTTTTAGAGGCGATGGAAAAGGTGTATACGGATATGATTGATAAGGCTTAAAAGGGGGCATCCCCATGAGTTTTGACGCAAAATCAGAATTATTAGCAGGTCTAAAGGCGAATCAAGCCTTAGTTTCTCTTTGTACAGGAGGATTTCACAATAGAAAAGCGAAAGATGTCAACGCTTTTCCAAGAATTGTGTATTACGAAATTAATAATGCTGATGATTCGTTTGCAGATAACCAAGCGATTACGTCAGAAGCACGATTTCAGATCAGTATTTTTACTAACGAATCAACTGTTTCAAAAGAAACGCCAATTGCAAAAGAAGTCGATAAGGTGATGAAGTCTCTAGGATATTCAAGATACAGTTCAGTTGATTTATATGAAGAAGATACAAGTGTTTACCATAAAGCAATGCGATATCAAAAAATTTTTAGTTAGGAGTGTTGAACATGGGTAAAATCATTAGCGGTCTTGATATGTTTCATATTGCTGAGCTAATAAGTGATAATTCAACTGGGGTTCAATATGAAACTCCAGAAGCTGTCCCGGGGGCAGTGAGTATCAAAGTGGATCCGAAAACAGAAAGTGAAACTATATATGCCGATAATAGCGCATATGCGGTGCTAAATACTCTGGGGGACATCGATGTGGAGATGGAAGCTACAGATCTCCCACTTGACATTCAACAAAAACTCTTTGGTCATACAATCGAGAACGGCGTGCAGTTTGCTAGTATCAATGACGAAACAATGGAACTGGCTCTTGGTTTCCGCGCGAAAGTTTCTACAGGTGGTTATCGATACTATTGGTTGCTAAAAGGGAAGCCGGAATTGTTGCCAATTGAGGGGAAAACAGAAGAAGGAAAGCCATCACCGCAAACAGCAAAACTAAAATTGAAGTTCATGCCACTTCAGTATAACGGCCGTTGGAAAGCACAAGCAGAAGATAGTCTGGAGTTTGCGAATGGGAATAAGTGGTTTGATCAAGTTGTATATGAAGGCTCTGTTCTAAGTGGAACGGGATCATAAGAGGGGGAGATTTATTTTCTCTCTCTTTTTGATTTATCTAAAATTTTGAGTTTGAGGAGGATGGAATCATGCAAACCATATCAATCACGTTGAAAATCGATGGAAAAGACAAACGTTTTGTAACACCTGCTTTCATTTCTGGAAAACTGTTCAGACTAGCATCGGAAATTGCAGAAGAAATTGAATCTGCCAATAGTGAGAATTTTGATCTTGATAAATATCTTCAGTTTGTTTGTGATGCTTTCGGAAACAAATTTGATGTGGATCAGCTCGAAGAGGGGCTGGATGCAAGAATGATGATGAAAACCATTTTTGCCGTGGTGAATTATGTAATCGGCAACATTGAACACGCGAGTATGTTGTTGGCTCAAGATCAAGGAGGACAAGGAAAAAACTGACCATGAGTGAAGCCGTTCAAGACCTGTATAACGCATTAATTGATATTGGCTTCACTCAAAATCAGATAGATGAGATGGATATTGTCTACCATTTGCAACTTTTAGCGCGCAGGAAGCAAGAAGGAAAGCAAGATGAAGTGATTTTCATCGATCAATTGCTTGGTTAAGAGGGAGGTGAGACCCAGAATGTCAAAAGATATACGAGTGCGTCTGTATTCAAACTCTAAGGAATTCACAAGAGAAATGAGCGCTCTCTCTAAGCAGATGAAAGTAGTGAAATCTGAGTTTGAGGCAACTCGGACAAGCGTAGGAGTTTGGGGGGATGCGCTCAAACAATCGGAAACAAAAATTTCTTTTTTGACTAAGCAAATTGATCTTCAAAAACAAAAAGTCGAGCAGCTACAAAAGGCATATGAAGATGCGGCTTCAAAAAAGGGACAGGATGCCACCGAGACTCAAAATTTAGCTAAGCGTCTCAATTACGCTACCGCCGAGCTAAACAAAATGCAAAACGAGCTGACGCAGACCAACCAGAAGATCAATCAGTTCAAAGAAAATCAGAGTATCCGACAGTTTGAAAATGATATTAATACGTTGTCGTTGGCAATGAAAAAAGTAGATTCAGAGTTTAAAGTGGTATCCAGTGCTGCTGGAAATTTCGGAAATGAATTGAAGCAAGCTGGGTTACAAATACAATCTTTGAATCAAAAAATTGAACTGCAACAACAAGTTGTAAACAGGTTGGAAGATGAATATAGAAGGCTTGCCCAAGCTAAAGGACAAGACGCCAATGAAACAAAGCAACTTGCTATTCGATTGGATGAGGCAAAAGCCGGACTGAACGGTCTACAGAATGAGCTTACGCAGACTATCAAAAAGCTAAACCAGATGGAAAGGGAAGTCGCCAAACAAAGCACCATTTGGGGAAAATTCACTTCCAACATGGATACCATCGGCAACAAAATGCAACATATCGGTGGTTCTGTTGCCATTACGGCCGGCGCTGGTTTTACGACTATGTCGTTTGCCATGAAAAATGCTGTTGAAATTGGCATGGAGTTCGGGAAGCAAGTGAGCCGAGTAGGGGCGATCAGTGAGGCGACTGCCGATCAAATCAAGCAGTTGAAGGACCAAGCTTTGGATCTTGGAGCTAAGACAACCAAATCAGCCAGCGAAGTGGCCAAAGGTCAAGAACAATTAGCGGCATCCGGTTTTAAAGTGAATGAGATTTTAGGAGCGATGCCTGGAGTCATTTCCGCAGCAGAAGCATCTGGTGAGGACATGGCGGAGGTATCTGAAATTATGGCAGCGGCCATTCGTGGATTTGGACTAGAAGCTTCTCAGTCTACTCATATTGCCGACGTGTTTGCGATGGCTGCAAACCGTTCGAATGCATCCATTTTAGACATGGGTTATTCCTTTAAATATGCTGCGCCTATTGCGAAACAGTTAGGAATGTCTGTCGAAGATTTAGCTACAGCAACTGCGGTTATGCGAGATCGGGGAATGGCGGCTGAACAGATTGGGACCACGCTCCGCATGGGACTAACAAGATTAATTGCCCCAACTAAAGAAGGTAGCGAAGTCATGCAAAAATTGGGCATCAACATAAAAGATGCTCACGGCAACATGCTCTCTTTAGACCAAGTGATCAGAGTCCTGCGAGATTCTACGAAAAACCTCTCACAAGAACAGAAAATGAATGCCTTCCAAACTATATTTGGTACGGAAGCAATGACGGGCTTTTTAAACTTGGTTGATGCAGGGCCACAACAAATTGCCGAGTTAACACAAGCCTTAAGAGAATCTGACGGGGCCTCACAAAAAGCGGCCAGTGCGATGAAAGATAACCTAGCTGGTGCTGTAGAAAATATGAACGGTGCTCTTGAAACAGCTAAAATCAAACTGACAGATGCTCTTACGCCAGCACTGGAAGGAGCAGCTACCTCTGTGACTCGTCTCCTTGAAAAATGGAATTCGCTTGATTCCGATACCCAAGAAGTGATTGCTAAAACAGGAGCGCTTAGCGTGGCCATTATGGGTGTTGTCGGAGTTGTCGGAACCTTGACCGCAGCTGTTGGAGCACTTTTAGCATTTTCTGGACCAATCGGTCTTGCGATTGTTGGCGTAACAGCATCACTTGGGGCTTTAGGTCTTGGGCTTTTTGCTGCACATGAAAAGACGGAGCAGCTACGTCAGAAACAAGAAGAAGCAGAAAGACAAGCGCTTCGGTACGGCGAAGGATTGAGCTCTGGAACGAAAAAAGCTGTTCAAGGGTATACCGATCTGTATGAAGGTGCAAAGCTAAAAATGGTTGAGCTGCAAACGATGTCTGGTGAGAAAGCGAGAGCAACTTCAAAAGAGGTTGTTGACGCGTTCTCAAAAATGGCGGATCAAGTCATTGCGGCTCTGCAAACACAAAAGGAAAAACTAACTAATGCGATTAATGATGTTTATGGCATTGCTGGTGATGCGGGTAAAAAGAAAGCGCAAGAAATGACTAATGATGTCATTGAGGAAATAGATAAAGATATTGCAGAATACAAAAAGGCACTAGACACCATAAAGGAAGCTCACGAAAAATACAACAATGATCTTTCCAAAATGCCAGCAGAATTTGCAGCAAAATATCAAGAAGCGCTCAAAGTAATGGAAGGTGGAGCAAGAGAGTTTGCCAAATCTCAAGAAGAACTCCAAGCGATTCAAAAATCCATCACGGATAAACAAGGAAAGATTCTTTTTGACGAGGCACAGGCTTATACCAAACAAATCAATGACACTTATAAGAAGTCCGTGGAAGCGGCTAATAAATATTATACCGAGCATAAAAAAACATTTGACCAATATTTAGCAGATCATCCTAAATGGAAAAAAGAATACGATAGTTTAATGCTTGGACTAGAGGCACAGACAAATCAGATGCTAGCTCAAGCGGCTCAAGAGCGCGAACAAGCGTTAGCCAGCCTTGCTTCTCACCTTGATCAGCGTGGCAAACTTATCGACATCGCAACTGGGAAAATATTTGAACGACAAAAGAAGTTTTTAACAGATATGAATGGCTTTGTCGTTCAAGTAGAGGAATCGGACAAAGAGTATATCGAACGTTGGAAAGCTCATACTGAAGAAGTTCTCAAGAAAACGGCTGATTTCTCTGAAAAAACGAAGTCACAATATCAGAAAGACCTTGCTGCTTTTCTGCAAACAACGGGTATGACTAAACAGCAAGCAGTGAAAATGGCTGAACAAATGGTCAATGAGACGCTTGCTGAGATGAAAAAAGGAAACAAAGAAGCAGAAAAAGCAGGAAAAGACAAAGGGGATTCGCATAAAAAAGGTATAGAGAGTACAGTTGCAGACAATAAAAAAGCTGGCGAGAAGGTATCAAAGAATACGGACGATGGTTTATCACAAAACAAACCGAATGCTCAGAAACATGGTAAAGATAAGGGTGATAGTCATAGGAAAGGTGTAGAAAGTACCTCTGGAGTAAACCAAAATGCGGGTGTAACTGTAGCTAAATCAACAGATGAAGGATTGGCACAAAGAAAAGGCGATGCGCAAAAGCACGGTAAAGAGAAAGGAGAACGCTATGAACAAGGTATAAGCTCTACAATTCCAAAAAACAAAAATACAACCAACTTATTAAGTTCTGCGGTTTCGTATATTTTGGGTAAAACTACAGATGGTGACGGAGGAAAGAAAGCGGGATCACTTTTCACGAGTGGTTTGGCTTCGCAAAGAGGAACCGCCCTGTCTGTCGGTAGCAGTGTGTCGAGTGCAGCGGAGAAGGGTCTCAAGAGCCATGATGGAAGAGATGCAGGCGAGGGCTTTGTTTCTGGATTCATTAATGCGATTCTTTCAAAAAATGGAAGTGTTTGGAGTGCGGCGTGGAATCTCGGGAAAGCTGCGCTTTCTGCGTTGAAAAAAGCTATCGATTCGCATTCTCCGTCAAAAGAAACTGAGAAAGAAGGAAAAAACTATACGGATGGTTTTGCGATTGGAATTGAAAAAAATTCAAACATTGTTACAAGTGCTGCTCAAAAAATGGCAGATGACGTGAAAAAAGTCACCGCAAACATGATAGATACTCTTATTCCGGACTTCCGCAAACCGATTCAAATTTCCGAATGGCAACGAAAAGAAATGGGAAGAATCGCAAAACTTGGCGCTGCCGAACGCATACAAACAGTTGAGCAATGGCTTTCTAAGCAGTATGAACTGGAGAATATACAAGCAAAAGATGAAGTTGCGATATGGAACTATGTATTAAAAACATTCAAGTTGAACGCAGAGGAACGAAAACAAGTTTCTCTCAAAATGCGTGATGCCAAACGGAAAGTGGACCAAGAAATATTTGAAAATGAGAAAAAATATATCGAAGAGAGAAAACAGCTCAATCAATTGTCTTTGACAGACGAATTGGAGATGTGGGAACAAGTCGCTTCTCGCTGGGCAGAAGGTTCGCAAAAGCGCATTGAGGCAGAGCAGAATGTACTGCGGGTTCGTCAGGAAATTTTCAACCAACTCAAAACAGCGAACGATGACTACGCTAAGCAAGTGAAGGAAATCAACGACCGATTGCAGCAGGACGAAATCAAAGCTCGTGAAGAATACGAAGCGAAAATCAAACAAATCAATGAACGTCTTGCGGAAGATGAACGCAAGCTGACGGAAGAATATCAAAAAGCAGTAGATGATCGAACGAAATCACTGTACAGCTTCGCAGGGCTGTTCGATGAAATCAAACGGAAGAACGATGTGACTGGACAAGGATTGTTGAAGAATCTCACAGACCAAGTTAGCGCGTTCAAAGATTGGCAAAGCAATATTTCTTCGCTTGCTACACGAGGCATTGATGAAGGATTGCTTCAAGAGCTTCGAGACATGGGGCCGAAAGCCGTTGATGAAATCGCGGCACTCAATTCACTTTCTGATGAAGAGCTGCAACAATACGTAGCTCTTTGGAAAGAAAAAAACACATTGGCCCGCACTCAAGCTATCAACGAACTCGAAGGTATGAGGCTGGATACACAGACGAAAATTCAACAACTTCGAGCAACGGCGAACGCTGAACTGGAACAAGTGAGAGCAGAATACGTCAACAAAATCGCCCAACTCCGAGCTCAGGCAACTGCTGAACTTGAGCAACACAAAATCGAATGGATTGCTAAAGTCAAAGAAATCAGCGAGGGAGCAAAAACAGAACTCAATCTCATGACTGCATCGATGGCTGACATTGGGAAAAATACCGTACAAGGGCTCATCGATGGTTTGAACTCTATGATCGGCCCACTCCAAAAGAAAGCGAAAGAAATCGCTGCTATCGTCGAGAGTACGATGAAAAACACGCTCAAAATCAAATCACCTTCCCGTGTCATGAGGGATGAGGTAGGACGTTGGATTCCTGCCGGTATCATAGAAGGGATGGAACAAAACATTGGAAACGTCATGTCAGCTGCAAAGCAATTGGCGCTTGCTACTATACCGGATTTTTCATCTATTTCGGACGGAATCTCAGACAGAATAAATAAAATGGCATTCACCATAGGTAGTGCGGCCAATGCAATACGAATGAACAGCGATGTGTTGGTTGTAAAAAATCAAATGCCGAATTTAGAAAATAAATTAGATAGGCTTTTATTACTTCTGGAAAAATCATTGCTAAGCAAAAACGCCCAAAGTCCTACTGTTAATCAGTATCTAACATTTAACAGCCCTAAAGAATTATCACCAAGCGAGACTGCTCGTAAAAATCTTCAAGTTTCCCGTCAACTCGCAATGGAAATGGGGTGGTAGCATGCAACGAATCATTTTCACCAATGCAAGAGGTCAATCCGTGGAGCTGAAATCATCAGCTCCTTTTCTTTTGCAAAGCGTCGATGGGCTTGGTGATGTTGACGCTGATATTCAAATGCAGAAGGCTCCGTTTCAAGATGGAAGCACATATATTGATTCAGTTTTGCAAGAGCGAGCCATTTCAATAGAAATCGCCATTCTTACAAGGGACACCACGACATTGCTGCAACAGCGTCAATACCTCGCTTCTGTATTCAACCCGAAGCTTGGCCCTGGAAAGCTTCGTTACGAAAACGGCGAAACCATTCGCGAAATAGAAGCCGTTCCGGATGGAGTTCCGGTTTTTCCGAGTGGGAGAGAAAATCGAGGGCCAATCTTCCAAAAGGCGATGGTGAATCTTCTTTGCCCTGAACCGTTTTGGCTCGATGAATTTAGTACGAGTGAAAAAATGTCGTATATCCTGGGAGGGTTGTCTTTTCCGTTGCGACTCGGAACCAAGTTTGCTCAACGTGGGTTTAAAAAGGTTCTGCACAACAAAGGAGATGTTTCAACGCCTGTCACGATTGAGTTCTACGGACCGGCTACGAATCCAGTCGTATGGAACCGAACAACAGGGGAGTTTGTACGGGTCAATCGTTCTCTTGGCGAACAGGACAAACTTGTTATTTCTACGGAATTTGGAAACAAAAGTGTTGTCGTTGAAAACGCAGACGGAACGACCACAAACGTGTTCAACTGGATTGACCTTGAGAGTTCCTTTTGGCAACTCGTTCCGGGAGAAAACCTTATTGAATTTGGTTCGGACAGCGATTCCACAAAATCCCGTGTAGTTATTTCTTATAAAAATCGCTATCTATCAGTCTAGGAGGTGGGAACATGCCAGAAAAAAGCGGTTTTTTTGATTCAACAGCAGAAGACCCAAGAGAATACACAGCCGATGAATTCGCCGAGTATTTTAGACGGCTATTGACTGACGGCATTTTCAATGGCGGCACAAATCTGAAAGTAGAAGCCACTGGCACGGATATGAAAACTCATATTTTACCGGGATACGCTTGGATACAAGGATATATGTACAAGGTCTATGATGAGCCTTTGTATTTGCAGCACGACCTTCCAGATGCACAACTTGACCGGATTGACCGTATTGTTTTGCGTTTGGATACATCTCTTGAAGTGCGTAGCATTAGAGCTGTTGTTTTGAAGGGGGAGCCTGCTGCGAATCCCGTTGCGCCTTCAATCGTACGTGAAAACAATATCTTTGACCTTTCTCTAGCGCAAGTACGAATTATTGCAGGGAAATCGTATATTGAGGCGTTTCAAATCACAGATGAACGCCTTGATACCAATGTGTGCGGTCTTGTAAATTCGCTTATTCAAGCTGACACTACGGAAATTTTTAATGAATTTTATTCATGGCTAGAAACGAAAAAAAATGAATATCAACAAGACTGGGAAGATTGGTTTGCGAATGTTCAAAATAGCGGTTTTGAGACTCCTTCTGGCGCCCAACAAAAAGCCAATCAAGCCGAAGCAAACGCAAAAGCATACACCGATACCGCACCGGAAGCGATGCAACGGAACCTAGCAAACTTCAATGTTTACAAAAGTGGAAAAGACGCAAATGGAATTTTTACGACGGTTGAGTACAAGCGTCCCAATGGCACATTATATGCAAAATCTGTGCTGACCGGAGGAACGAGTCCGCAATACACGACGCGAACAATTACTTATTACGACACCGACGGTACAACAGTATTGCGAGCGGACACATATACACTTGTTTATGATGCAGATGGGGATTTAATCAGCGAGGTGAAACAATAATGCCGATGATTGATATTCGGGCGCATGGCGGCGTATTTGGAGGAACTAAATACAGAAAAGGGTATAAATTCAAACCTAACGAGTTAGGTTTATTGTTTTCACCGATAGAGGAATTATATCTAGGAAGTACAGATAACCGTATTGACGCTTTGGTTATGGATGATACCGACGAATCATTATGGATTGCAGGTTATTCAACAGCATCGGGCAACCGTTATTGTTATAAACTCGTCTATGATGGAAGTTATAACTATATGCAGTACAAAAACGTTTTAAGTATTAGTGGACTTAACCAGTCGGCATACCCAAGTAATTTATTAATCATGCCCGGTCAACCTTATGTATATATGAACGACCAAGTATTTAGAAGATGGAATAAAAACACAGGAGCGCTTATTAATTCCTTTTCAAGGTATCTTAATATTGTTACTGTATCAAGGGACGGACAGTATATTTATGGTTATGATGAAAGTACGCTAACTCTTTATAAGTTAAATCCCGATTTGAGCGTAGCCGGTCAAATGACAACCGTAAATAGATGGAATAGTGATTATGCATTTGTCGGCAATAGATATTTCATCATGCATAACTATAACAGTTTAGAAGGCGGTAGTTATCCTTATAAAACAGTTTTGTACGATATGGAAACAATGACCGGACCAATTTGGAAGCAGGGACAAAACCAAAATGAAGGCGTGACGAATGGAGCTGACAATCCGTTGTTCAATTATACTGACGGAACATATATTTGGAAAATTAGGGGGCAATATATTCACAAATATAGAATTAGTGATATGTTCAAAGAACAAGAAGTAAGGGTCATTAACGGCACTGGTAATACTTTAGCAGGAATAATTGATTATGATAGTCAATATTTTGGCGTTTTTTATCAAAGCAGTTCGTCAGCGCCAAGAGTATTGCGTTTGCTAAAAAAATCGGATTTGTTAACGTTCGTCGAGTTGCCATACGGATTAAAATTTGATTATAGTTCAAATGTTTTGTGTTATAACAAAGAAAAAAGTCAAATTATTTACAGTTTGGGAGATGGCGTTTGGAAAGTAAAAAGGTTTAGAGATGGATTAATAATTAAATAATAAAGCGAGGGATAAGTGAAATGGCATTGATTAAATTAGGTAAAATAACGAATAACGTTGCTTCGGTTGATGTTCAAGTTTTTGACCCAAGTATTCTTCCTGAAAATGAACTTGAAAATTATATTGAGGTTGGAGAAATACCAACATCGGAAGTAATAGCAGGAAAAATGCCTATACTTATGTATAATTTAGAAACCAATGAACTGTTTTATGAATACGTTGACCGTCCGTTAACACCGGAAGAAAAATTGCAGCTACTGAAACAGGAGAATCAAGACTTAAAGGAGCGAATTGAAATCACGCAACAAGCATTAGATGATCTTATTTTAGGAGGTATGTAACATGGCAAACTATCTCGCTCAAAGAATCCTTGACGGAGCATACACATACGAATTTGTGATCCAGCGTCGACCGGACTTAAAGGAGGGGATTGACGCTTATTTAATTTCTAAAGGTAGAGAGGAATTAATAAAACAATAAGAAAAGATTAATCAAAATTCATTTTATACAATTTTTGTATTTTACGAATATGTGTAATATCCCCCAGAAATATTTTTATGTATAAATTTATCAAAATGTGTAAATTTGAACCGAAAAATCTATATTAAAAGTGATAAAATAGTTTTCGATAGTATAAAAAGATTAGGGGGATCAGTTTGGAATGTTAGAGAATAAATCCATGTACATTGCTAATTTTAATTGTACTTTTGGGAAAGATAACAAACCTATGTTAGAACATTTTGAAGATATTATACTTCCGGCTTTTCAAAGCAACTATATACGTGAACACGATGGAAATAAATATTTTTTTGATAGTGTGAAATTGACAATGGTAAATGGACAATTTATGTTAGTCGGTTTAATTATAAAAAGAACTAAGCTAGAGATTAAATCCTTATATGAGGAAGAAAAGGGGTTAGTGAGAACTAATAAAGTAGTACCATCAGATCCTTATTCATATTTCTTGATTAATTTAAAAAATCATCGACTTGTTTTAGTTAAAAACCAAAAAGGTAGTCCAAGTCTCTCGAATTTTTCGTCTACCGCAAAACATGTTCTTTCTTTATATGTAAAAGAAACAAACAGGGAGATAGAAGAAAAAGATGCTAAACTTCCTAAAGCGAATTTGAATGTTGTTGCAATACCATTTGCAGGTGTAATCAAAGAGGAACTCAAAAGGGTAAAAAAAATTAAGAGGGTTACTCTGAGGTTCTACCCACTTAATGGGGATGTTTCAACTAATGAAACATTTAACTACTTGAGGGAAATGTTAGGGGAAGTTGACAGCAATAGTGGATATACACAATTTAATACACCAAAAAATCGTGAAAAGATAGCTGAGCTCCTTGACGATACAAAAGGACTTGTAAAACCTTCTGTTCAGGTGGTTTATAAAAATGGTTCTTTGAAAACACTAAGAGATGAAGAGTTCACTGAGGAAATGAAAATCCCTTTAGATGATCAAGAGACTTTTCAAGAAAATATCAATAATATTGCTGCTAAGGCTATCAATAGAGAGGAATTTGATGAAACAAGCGAAGAGAATCAGAAAATATATGAGAGGTTTTTCGATGGATTGATGAGCTTGTATAATAAATTATTACGATAAAGCAGGAGGTTGTAATGAATCAAAAAAGAAGGGAAAAGTTAAAAGAAAATACAGAAAGATTGCTTAGTGAACATTCTTCTCCTACAAGTAAGAACCCTTCTGATGTCTTGATTATAGAAAGCATTAAATTTTTAGCACCATCTAAGCGAAGAAAAAAACTTTTATTATTAGTATTTATTGGTTTATTCCTTTTGTATTTTTTTGTATTAATAAAAAACGGGCGCGTTATTAGTAATTTTATGGATATTGTTAAAGAAGTCAGCGAGATAGTAATCCCGACTTTTGCTGTAGTTATAACTGGATATGCCATTTTTCAAGCGCTTGCTAATGGCTCTACTTTAATCAATCTAATAATAGTTAATGGTAAAAAAGGGAGTAAATTCGAAGAATATAACTTGTTTTTTCTAGGAGTCAGTATCCTATATCTGTTTATCATGCTATTGAATTTAGTATTGTTTATAATTTTTAAAAATATTCCGAAAGAATGGTGTATAAAATCTTTGTCAATTGAGGCTAATAACGCTTTAGCATCTCTTTTGATAGCTTTTTACTTGACGTTTATAATAAATGCCATTATCGAATTGAAAAGTTTTATATATAACTTATATCAATGTTTTAACATTAATGCAGCATCTGAGACAATAAATTATTTAAAAGAGCCGGAGGAAACAAAGAAATAAGATAAAAATGTTAGATGAATACCTTTTTAAGGAGGTGACACATGAAACCGATTCGGATTTTGACACCGGCACTCGATTTACTCGTAGAAATTGATGACTATGAATCGTTGCTATTCACAAGGCGATGGCACGGAGTGGGGGAATTTGAGCTGCGTATCAACCGGCATAAACGGCATACAGAATTGCTGCAGCGCGGCAATTTGATTATGCTCGGCTCACATCGAAACAAGGTTGGTATCATCAAACATCGTGAAATTGTGCTTGATGAAAACGGAAAAGCATCGGAAAACTGGCTCGTGAAAGGTATTGCGTTGAAAGGAGTCGTGGCGCAACGGATTACGGTTCCTCCTGATGGCGATAGCCATGACCGAGCAAATGGAGCTGCCGAAACGGTCATGAAGCGCTATATCGACAATCACACTGTCAATCCTGCCGATGTGAAACGAAAAATTGACATGCTCGTTCTTGCTTCTGACCAGCAGCGTGGTTCACAAATCAATTGGGAATCACGCTTCAAAAACCTTGCCGATGAATTGATCGAGATTTCCAAAGCTAGCGGGCTTGGATGGGATGTGTTCCTCGACTTCCAACAGAAAAAATGGATATTCGATGTATTTGAAGGGCGGAATCTCACAGTCAATCAGACAGAGAATCCGCCTGTTATTTTTAGCCCGCAGTTTGAATCGCTGAAACAATTGAGTTTTGTTGAGTCTGACTTCAACTATCGCAACTATGGCTACATCGCTGGCCAAGGAGAAGGAACTGATCGCCGTGTTGTCACGGTTGGAGAAGCTGAAGGACTTTCAAGGATTGAAACATTCATTGATGCCAGAGATATATCGGAACAAGATGGAGATCAGCAGTCGTTGCCAGAAGAGCAAGTCATTGCGAAACTTCGGGAGCGTGGCCAGCAAAAGCTTTCGGAGTTTGCCGAGGAATTTTTCCTCGAGGGACAAATTCTCACGAATTCGCCTTTTGTATATGAAAAGGATTATGATCTCGGAGATATTGTGACTATTCAAAGCCGGGAATGGGGCGTGACGCGGGATACGCGCATCACCGAAATCAAAGAAATATACGAACCAAGCGGCTTTCAAATCGAGGCGACGTTTGGCGAGAGCAGGCCGACGCTCGTGAAAAAGTTGAAACAGGAATTGAATCAAATTAGTGGAGAAGTCCGAAAATAGGGCTTTAAGGAGGTTCTTCTATTGGAGCAAAAAGACTACGAACGAATTGCCACACTCGAGACCCAACTGGCAGCATTGTCAAAAGGGCTTGAAAGAATTGAATCGAAGTTAGATGCGTATAGTGCGAACTTTTTGACACGAAACGAAGCTGAACTGCGTTTTGGGCAAATCGAAATACGTCTGGACAAACAAGAAAAGAACAAAAGGGAAAATATTTCTTTGCTTGTGAGCGTCAGTGCCTTGGCGGTCACTTTTATTTTTGCACTTTTAAATTATCTGAAGAGCTAGAAAGGATGAAAGATATGGAAGCAATTTTTTCAATTGAATTCACGGCGTATGTGGCGTTGGCCGTATTGTTGTATGCTATTCGTCAAGCTACCAACCTTTCAAATCGCTATATTCCGATTGTTGCAGTATTTCTAGGCGTTGCTTTTGCAGGCTTTGAAAACCGCGCCTTTTCGTTTGAAGTTCTCGTTGCTGGATTGAAATATGCGCTGTATGGTATCGGTTCGGTGGCGACAGTGAAATATGCTTTGGAGAAAGGGGAGGACCGAAAATGAAAAAAATCTTTTGGGACAAAGGGCACGGCGGCAGTGATCCAGGAGCGGTTGCAAATGGGTTGCAGGAAAAGACCTTGACACATCAAATCGTTGAGTATGCTGTAGATCACCTATTTGAGAATTACACTGGATTTGAGCAACGTGTCAGCCGTGCAGGAGATCAAACGCTGACATTGAGCCAGCGTGCCAAAATGGCGAACGATTGGGGAGCAGACGTATTTGTCAGCGTGCATATCAACGCTGGGAAAGGAGCTGGATTCGAAAGCTACGTTTACAACGGCGGCGTTTCCTCTCAAACAGTCGCGTTGCAAAACGTGCTGCATGGTGAAATTTTGTCCACGATGCGTCAGTTTGGAAATATCACGGACCGAGGCAAAAAAAGAGCTAACTATGCGGTGTTGCGTGAAACGAAAATGCCAGCTGTCCTAACCGAGAATTTATTTATCGATTCCAACGATGCCAAACTATTGAAAAACGAGGCGTTCCTCAAAGCTGTCGGAGAAGCACACGCACGCGGCATCGCAAAATTCTTGGGATTGTCACAAAAATCAAAACCAATGCCATCGCAACAAGTGCCTGACGGAAAACTATATCGTGTGCAAGTCGGCGCCTTCAGCGACCGCCGGAATGCTGAGAATCTAGCAGAAGAACTGAAGAAAAAAGGATACCCAGCGATTATCGTATAGTCCCTGCCGTTTGGCGGGGCTTTTTGTTTTTATAAGTCAGCATAATGCAAAAAGCCCCTCTCATTCGAGAGGGGCCTAAATTAATTTTTAGCAGCTTTATCAATTATAAGAGTAAATAGTCCTGGAGATATTTTTGTAATTTGTACATAATAGCCGTTTTCGTTAAAGAATCCTGTTGTTTCTTCGCTATTCAAAAAATCCGTTAGTTGATTGGCTCTTATTCCTAGGCTGTGAATTGTTCCATTCAAAATAGCTATACCTCGATCATTCAGTATCTGATCGTCAGGTAGTTTTTGAAGGAAAGATATTCGTCTTAATTTTTTGTCGTGTCCATAAATAGCACGAAGTATTAATTGAGAATCTTTGGTTTCCTCATAAAGTAAATCTTTATAGTATCCCTTATTATCAAGTTTCATTAACTTACCTTCTTGGATTGGTACAGCTCCAGAGGTTGAGTTGTAGCCAGATATAAATTTATCTAAAGTAATCGGAAAGAAGGGGAGCTTATCCAAGCTATTATCAATTTTTGTCTGTGTAGATTCGTCTTTCGCTTTCGTTTCCGTTTTATCAACACTACATCCAGCGAATAAAAACACCAACAATATCAGTACACTCATAAAAAATTTTTTCACTCGTTTTTCCTCCTTAGGTGTATGTTTTAATACTTTTTATTATACTACTCGCTTTAAGTAGATTCTTTTCTTGTTTCCTCCTCATACCATATGTCTTCAATTCTCATCCCTAATGCTTTAGCGATCCGAAAAGCAACAGGGAGTGTGGGTAAATTCTTATTGTTTGCTAATGCACTCAACTGCGCGTGGCTTATTTCAGCTTTTTGGGCCAGCCATTTTTGTTTAATCCCTAATTCGGCCATTATGATTTTTAACCTGCACTTTATTCCCATTGTTATTCACCTCATAATACTTCACTTCTTGTTCTTTTAAAAAAGATCAAAACTTTTTTTAGAAAAAATCAAAAGGACAAGATATATTGGACAAACCATCTTTCATACTCTTTACCATACTCGATAAAATTCCTCATAACATACCCGATTTCCTTCAAAGCTAGTAATCTCAAAGTCTTTTAGAAAAACAGGGAATAAAGGGAGGAATGTAGATTGGAACACGAAGGGGTATTGCATAGCATTTTTCAAGCCTATGCGGAACACCGAAAGAAACACAGGAAAATGAGCGAGTTTGAGTATCTTGACCACACACCTTATCTACACAGTTCGGACTATCTTCGTGAGTTATATCGAGGAGCGGACACAAAGAGGAAGAAACAGAAGCTATTCGACTACATCAAGAGGTTCGAAGTCGGTGACAAACAATACAAAGGCTACTACTCATTGTACGAACAGATCGGCAAGGAGTTGGGGCACATTGAGGATGAGGAATATATCAGCATACCGAAGTCGCTCATTTTGGATTACGTAGCGGAGATGATCGAAGACGACGGAAGCGAGTGGTATCAACGGAATTTTTACAAACATCCGAGGGGGAACAAAAAAATGATCGAAGTGATTGTCGGCGGGCTTGTGTTGATTGGAATTGCCTATGCGGAAAATCGTGGCTGGGTGGACAAAGATAGCGTGTCCCTTGTCTTGAACGTGGGTATGCAGGCGGGAATATGCGCGAGCATGTTCTACCTCATGCACAAGTTGTCCGTTTTGTTCTTGTGACATGTTCCCACGCATATTCCCATACAGAACACGGGCGGGCAGACCTGTGTTTCTTATTTCTCATATATGTTCAAGCTATCGGGAATATGCCCGTTTCTTAGGATAGTATCTCTTTTTTCGGAGGTGTTTTTTCTTGCTTGAACTTCTTGCTATTCCTGTCCTTTCGGGTGCGTCGGCGTTGTACGTCGGTATGAAAAAGCGTGATGTTGACGAAATGGCCATACGGAAAGTTTTCAAAAACCTCAAAGTGGGCGCGGTGGAAGGGAAAGATTTTGTCTATCCGAAGTTGATTGCTACGGAGCAAAAAGATTACGGTGTCCGATATGTCTATCGTGTGCCGTTAGGGTTGCCAAAAAAAGTGTTGGAACCTATTGAGGAAATACTTTCATCTACACTCGACAAGCCTGTTGAAGTCACATTCAAGAAGTGGCTGTACATCGACGTTTTTCACAACGACATCCCGAAAAAAGTCCTCTATCGTGATGTTCCAGACATGGCAGGCTGGGTCGTGCCACTCGGGTTTAATGAGAGGGGATGGCACTTCCATGACTTTGACAAAACGCCACATTGCACACTCAGCGGAACGGCAAGGTTCGGAAAAACCGTTATGCTCAAAAACATGATGACGTATCTAATTGAACATCATCCGGATGATGCGGAATTTATTATCATTGATTTAAAAGGAGGATTGGAGTTCGAAAAATACAGGGATTTAAAGCAAGTTATTGAGGTTGCCAGTGATCCGGTAGAAGCATTCGAAGCGTTACGCATCGTTCATATGCTTATGGAGCAGCGTATGGCGGAATTCAGGAAAAATGGATGGACCAATATTGTTGATACACCTTTGCAGAAACGTCTTTTTATCATTGTCGACGAAGGGGCTCAACTAGCGCCAGACAAATTCATGACCAAAGCACAAAAGGATATGTTGGCAGCGTGTCAATACACTCTTGCAGAAGCGGCACGAGTTGCAGGGGCTTTAGGTATGCGGCTCATCTTTTGCACACAGTATCCGACTAGCGACACCTTACCGCGTCAGATCAAACAGAATGCGGATTTAAAAATCACATTTCGTTTGCCAGCTGGGTACGCTTCGATGGTTGCGATTGACGATTACGGGGCAGAGGAACTGCCATCGGACATAAAAGGCCGCGCGATCGTAAAAACACATGAGAAAAAAATCGTTCAAGTGCCATACATCACTGATGATGAAATGATGAAAAGGATGGAGGTGTACCGAGTTGCAAAGCCTCAAAAATCAAAAGATGGGGGAGAGACAAGAGAAGATTTTGTACGCTTTGAGTGAGTTAGGGGCATTGAGTCGCTCACAGCTGCAGCATATGTTTGAGTTGGGCAGCAAACGGAACGCAAACAGGATTTTACAACAAATGGGCGAGTATCTTCATCATGTCCGATTGAACGAGAACATTTACTATTTGAACAAGAGAGGACGTGAGTTGGTCGGAGCAAAAAAAGAGTTTAGAAAAAATGGTCAGCTCGAACACACACTGATGAGGAACGACATTTATATCTTTTATCATTACCCAAAAACTTGGAAAAGCGAATGCAAAACAGAATGGAAAGAGGACGGAAAAGAATATCGAATCATTTCCGACGCACGTTTCACCTATCATGACCAGTTGTATTTCCTCGAGGTTGATCTACAGCAACAGATGCCGAAAAACAAACAAAAGATCGAGCTATACGCTTCCTTGTTTCGTGTCATTCAGCGCCAGCAGATCGGCGAACCTATTCTACTCTGGTACACGGTTTCGCAGACAAGAAAAGAGAAGCTGGAGAAATGGTGTAAGGAATATGGTATTACGTATGAAGTGTTGTGTAAACAGGACTTTTAAACAGGAACGAATGTTTGTTTTTTTCTGTTGATTACAGAACTAATGTTCGTGTACAATGTAAATAAGGGGGAGTGATTGTTGTGAAAGGTTTATTATTACATTCATTATCTACGCAACAACCATTAGAAATGATCTATTTGTCTGACAAAGGTGTGATCAGCCAGAGAGTTATTATCGTTGAGGAAATTCAGAAAAATAAAGTTGTAGCTTTTTGTAAGCTTAGAAACCAGTATAGGACATTTAAAATTGAAAATATTTTATCCATTAGCATTGCAAGGAAGAAAGGAAGAAAAGCATGGGCAAGTTAA